CCACCATCATGGTGTCGCTGACAAAGCGCCCAGCACCGAATTCGGTGATGCGATCTGGCGCACGACGTATGACACGGATTGGCGTTTCCTCTGACGTGCTTGCAGAAATCCACAGGGCCGCCACCGCCATGGACGGGTTGGCATAGATGCGGTCCATGGCGATGGCAAAGACGTTCATGGCGGACCTGTCAGTTCGAGGTGTGAATGCGGATCGCGATGCGCGGGCGCTTGTTCACCGGCAGGATCGAGGCCTCGGTCATCAGGTCGATCCATCGGCCCTTCTCATCCAGATGCTGGCGCGCATAAAGCGGCAGGCCGATGGTGTTGGCCGCTTCCAGCAGGTTGGCCGGGCCGCCATAGGTGGTGAAGGTGTCCATCGTGCCCAGCGGGAAGGCGATGCCCTCGTTGGCCGGGACAAGCCGTTCGGTGGCCTTGGTGGACAGCGTGACGGTGCCGGAATACTCCTCGAACACGATCCCTGCGAAGGGGAAGTTGCGCCGCACATCCTGGCGCAAGGGTTGCGCACCGGTGGCGGCATAGAACTTGTAGGCTTCTTCCGTTTTGGGGTGCGAGATGAGCTTGTCGAAGAACTCGCGGCTGACGAGAGCATGGACGTCAGACATAGCCTCGCCCAGCAGATTGTCCTCGATGGCGCGCAGCACCTCACGGACCTTGCCCTGCACATTGGTGCCAGCGGTGCCCAGCACGAAGTCCACCGAGATCTGGGCGAGGCCAAACTCGGTGAAGTAGTTATAGAGGGTAGTTCCCGCGCCGTCCTTCACGATGCCGCGCAGGGCGTTCATCTCCATATATTCGCGGGTCTGTGCGTGTTTGCGGCGCATCAGCTGCAGTTTACGGTTCATCACCTCGACCAGCGGGTCGGCACCATCGAAGACGCCCAGCGCGGGCTGGCCCTGAAGGTCGGCGGGCAGGATCACGTCATCGTGCGGGATCCATGGCAGGGCAAAGCTGCGCATCGACCGCCCCTCACGGGTGCCGACCGTGGCCGGGCCACCGAGGGGGACCGAGGGCAGCAGGTTCAGCACACCCTCGTGCTGCTCGATGATCACCGAGCGTTGGCTGACGCCTTCGAAGCGAAAGAGGCCGATCTGGCCGAGGCGGGTGTAGAGATTGGGCAGGATGTTGATCGCCTGCGTCATCTCGGCCAGCGAATAGCCGCCAGCGTCAAAGGGATTGCGGACAAGGGTCATGGGGGAGCTCCGGGGGATGAGTGTAGAAAGGGCTGCCGCTGTCGCGGATCAGACGCCGTCGCGGGCGATGATGCCCACAGCGGCCAGTTGGGTAATCTTGGCGGTGATCTTTGCGGCGTCATCGACGGTGCCGTCGTAGGCGAGGCCTTCGCGGGAGACGATGGCGGGGCCGCGCAGGACGACGATGCCGGTCGCATCCTCCAGCGTGGCATCGACGGCGTAGAGCAGCACGGCGCTGGCGGTTTGCGCGCCATCAGCGCCACCGCTGGTCGACAGCTTGTATTTGCCGCTGGCGGTGATTTTTCCGAGCACCGAGCCGACCGGGTACGGCATGCCTTGCAGCAGGGTCACGACCTCACGGGTGTAGTTTGGATTGGCCTCATATTTGAGGACATCGCCCATGCTGGGCTGTTTCGTCAGGACGGGCATTGGTCAGTCTCCATGTTTGGGGGCGTGGCAGGCGGTTCAGCGCGAGGCTGTGGCGGCTTTCTTTGCGGCAGCGATGATCGGGCTGTCTTTCGTTGCGGCTGCGGCCGGAGCGGTGGCAATGATGCCTGCCGCATCACTGCGCGCGGCGAGATCGGCCAGTACGCGAGAGCGCAAGGCGTCGGGCTTCAGCCCCCGCGCCACGGCATCGGACGCATCGATGTCCACCCCCAGCCGGGCCGCCTGTGCACAGACCTGCGCCACTTCGGCTGCCTCCGCGCGGATGGCCTCCGCGCTCATGGTGGTTGTGTCAGCTGTGGGTGCTTCTGGTACGTTCGTCTCAGGTGTTGAGGCAGTGGCTGACGGTTCGGGTGCGTCAGGTGCGGCCGCGGTTTCGTCCTGCGTGGTATCGGCAATGACGGCCGTGTTTGGATTGTCGGAGGGATTGGTGGTCATCTGGGGACCCTTTCTGCTGCTGGGGTTTGTGAGGTTTGACGCGGCGGCGAACGCGCGAAAGGCGGTGACGGGATCGGCCAGCTCATCGGCGAGACCGGCGGCAATGGCGTCCGCGCCCCGCAAGACGACAGCTTCTGTCGCAAGGGCGGCGTTCTGGCTGAGACGATCTCCGCGCCCGGCGGCGACCGTTTCGGCAAAGAGAAAGCGGACCACCTCCAGCTCGCGTTGCATCTGGTCGTGTACTGCCTCGGGCAGCGGCTGGTAGGGATTGGCGTCGATCTTGTGATCTCCGGCATGGATCAGCGTGACCGCAACGCCCTTCTGATCAAGCGCGCCGCTCATATCGCTGTGCAGCGCGACAACGCCGATACTGCCAACCGCCCCGGTGCGCGGCAGGATGATCCGGTCGGCCTGGCTGGCGAGCGCGTAGCCTGCCGACAACGCATGTTCCGCCACAAAGGCATGCACGGGCTTTTGTGCGCGTGCGGCCCGGATGCGATCCGCAAGATCGAAGGCACCTGCGACCTCGCCGCCAAAACTGTCGATATCCAGCGCGATGCCGCGCACGGCAGGGTCGGCCAGTGCGGCCTGCAACTGCGCCGCGATCCCCTCATAGGAGGTCAGGCCCGAAGACTGCCCGATCCACGCGCCGCGATGCACGAGGGTTCCCGCGATCTCGATCACCGCGATGCCGTCGACCAAAGCGTAGGGCTGGCTGCCGTTGCGCTGATGGCGCTGGGCAAGGTCATTGCCGAACAACGACGCACGGGCGGGCAGGGCGGTGGCGAGCGGATCAACGGCATCCACCTCCAGCCCTTGGAAGGTGATGTCCTGCCCGGTGATGCGTGGCCCCAGCCCCGACAGGAACGCCAGAGCCTTGGCAGGGTCTACCATCAGCGGAGTGTTGAAGGCGCGCTGGGCGATCTGTGCATGGTGCATCATGGCTCATCCTTGGATGCCGGATTCTGATCGGTGCTTTTGTCCGCATCGTCCTCATCGGGGCTATCGTCCTTGCCGCTGGCGGCACTTGGCCCTTGCGCGGGCGATCCCGGACGGCGGAAGTCGAGGCCCAGCGCAAGTTCGCGTTTGCGCTCGGCGGCAATCTCGCGGTCGACTTGTTCGGCGTCATAGCCGCGCTCGGAAATGGCCTGCGTGCGAGATTTGAGGCCTGCTTCGATCTGGACGATCTCGGCCGAGGCGTCCTTCATTGGGTCGATCCAGTCCCATTTGGTCGGCAACCAGGCACAGGCCTGATAGCGCCGCCGCCGGCTGTCATAGTCCGGCAGCTCCAGCGCGCCCGACAGTACGGCGGTGTCCATCCAGCGGACCCAGACGGCGCGGCAAAGCTGGAACACCAGCACGCCATGCTGAAACGCCGAGACCCGACGCCTGAAATCCACCAGCGATATCCGCGTGTTGGAAAAGTTCCCCTTCGCGGTGTCGTTGGTGAGATAGCCATAGGGAATGCCCAATGCTGCCGCGATTTGCAGCAGCGTGCGGTATTGGAACGGCTCGTAGGTGCTGCCCGAGTCGGGCGTGGCGGGGGTGGACACGTCCTCACCGGGATCCAGCCGCACCACCTGGCCGGGTTCGACTTCCAGATCCTCGTCCGTGGGGTCCAGCGGGGTTTCCGGCGCGGGAGAAGTGATGAACATCGCGAACATCGCCGCGATCTTCTTCCGCTCCAGCTCGGCGTCGTCATAGAGATCCAGAGTGAACAGCTTGACGATGGCAGCCGCAAATCGCGAGACGCCGCGCAGTTGGCCTGCTTCGACCGGATCGACCACATGGATCACCTCTGAGGCGGGCACCCGTGTCGTCGCGCCTGCGAGCCCCGGATCGGTCATGTCGCCCGGATGGCGGCGCAGGAAGTGATAGGCGACGCGGCGGCCGATGCCGTCAAATTCGATGCCCTGCCGGATCACGCCCGCGCCCGGCAAGCTGCGGTTCAGATCCAGCGGCAGCATTTCCGAAGGCAGCATCTGCAATTGCAGCGGCACGCTGAGACCATCCTCGGCCCGGCGGGGCCGGAGACGGACAAACACCTCTCCTGCGAGAAACACTTCCCGCGCGGCCCGGCGCTGAAGGCCGTAGAAATCGGTCAGGCATTCGGCATCGGCATCGTCGGTCCAGGCCAGCCAGAGCGCCTGCAGCTCTTCTTTCTTTGCCGGGTTTGCAATGGTCGACGACGGCTTGATCCCATCGCCGACCACATTGCTGGCGAAGCTCTCGACCGCATTGGCGGCATAGCCGTTGTTGCGCACAAGCCAGCGCGCCCGGGCGGTGATGGTGTCGCCCGAGGCCGCGATCAGCGTGTTCACATGCGCGCGGCTGGCCCGGAACCCGCGCAGTCGCCGGTGGGCTTGGGCTGCGTCAAACCCACCGATGATCGACCCCAGCCGCTGACGAAACGCGTCAAACGCCATGGATCACAGACCCTTCGTGGCCACGGTGCCCCAGCGCCGCCGACGCGGTGAGCCGGTGGTGGCGATGCGCGTTTCCAGATCGGAGATGGCGTTCGCGAGCTCTGCATCCGAGCCATAGGTGATGGTCTTGCCGTCGTAGCTGACCGCGCGAACGCCCGCGTAGCGGGCCTCCTGCAAAGCTGCCAGCAGCGCGCGCATCCGTTCCAGATCCATCTCAGTCCCTCATGAAGTTCGGTGTGTAGACCCGGCGTTTGCGCCGCGGCGTTGTGGGTGTGCCCGCCTTTGGTGCGGTGGGTGCGGTCGTTTTATTGGGTGCAACCGGCTGCGGTTCGGGCCGCGTTTCCACCCCGGCCTGGTCTTCCAACCGCCGCCAGGTTGCCTCGTCCCAGCGATCCGCACCCATGATCCAGGCGGCCGCGCGGGCATAGACGCGGCAGTCGAGCGCCTCGTTGCGTTCCCGCATTTTCTGCCATTCAGGATGGGCATAGCCACGCTTGTTGCGCACGGTGACCAGCTGCTCGGCCACCAGCTGCTTGAGCCATTCGGTGTCGATCCAATCGGGCAGATGCACGGTGCCGGGGGCATCGAACACGCCCAGCGCGCGATCTTCGTCCGAGGGCCGTTCCAGGCGCAGGAAGCGATAGGTCTCGGTTTTGAAGGTTGCCGTGGCCACCGACCAGAGCCGCGCGCCTCGGCGCAGGCGTTTGCCGCCGATGGTCGCGTCGACGAAGGTCGGCCCTGATACTGGTGTCGCGCGGTTGAAGCCTTCGAGGCCTTTGACCGGGGCGACCTGCTCAAATCCCTGTGCCCGCGCCCAGGCATAAACCGCCGCAGACTCATAGCCGGTATCAATCGCCAGCTTGCCGATCACCATCACCGCGCCATTGGCACAGGTCCACGTGCGCCCCAAGAGGGCAGTCAGTTTGTCCCAGCATTGCGGATCGTCAGGACCGCCCGGAATGACGATGTGATCTACGAGCCAGCTTTCCAGCCCGCGACCCCAGGCCCAGACATCGACCTCGATCCGGTCCTTCTGCACATCGACACCGGCGGTCAGGAACAACCCGCCCATAGGGATCTGCGCGCCTGCATAAGCTTCACGGCGTTCGGCCAGCCGCTGCCATTCCGGCGCATCGCCAGACTCCACCCACGTCTCGCCCAGCAGCGTGTTGCGCGCGGCGCGCAGCATCTCCTCGGAGCCTTGGGCGGCCAGCCAGTCCCGCGCGATCTGCGCCCAGCTTTTCCAGCCCAGTGGCGAATAGAGCGCCGACAGGTGGAAGCCGATGGAATGCGGATCGGCCGACACAGCCGTCGACCGCCATTCGCCGCGCTCCAGCATCTGGGTCTTGTGATGCTCGGCAATCGACTGCTCGCAGCTCTCGCAGTGATAGGCAGCGCTGTCGGGGCGTCCCTTATCCCAGCGCAGGCGGTCGAACCGAAGCCATTGCATATGGGCACAATGTGGACAGGGCACAAAGTAGCGGCGCTGGTCACTGGCTTCAAATTCCCGCTCAATCCGAGAAAGCCCCCGGATGGTCGGCGTCGACACCATGAACACCTTCCGACGATACGAGAACGTGGTCGTCCGCGCCTCGGCCAGCGTGACCGGATCGCCTTCCTCGTCGGCGCTGGCCGGATAGGCATCGACCTCGTCGAGGAAGATATAGCGCGCTGGCATTGAACGCAGGCCGGTGGCGGAGTTCGCGCCGGTCAGCACCAGAATACCGCCGGGGAATTCCTTGGACAGCATCGAGTTGCCTGCGTCGCGTGACCGGGCAGGCTGGACGCGTTCCTTGAGCGCCGGGCTGTCCTCGATCAGCGGGTCAATCCGCCCGCGCGAGGTGCGCTTGGCCATCTCCACCGTGGGCAGCACCGCCAGCATCGGACCTGGCGCGTGGTGGATCACAAAGCCGACCCAGTTGTTGCCTGCCTCGGTGGCGCCAACCTGTGCCGCCTTCATGAAGCTGATGCGTTGTGCAGGATGCCCGGGCGACAGCGCATCCATGATCTCGCGCAGGTACGGCGTCCGCGCGGTGCGGTATTGTCCGGGTTCAGCGCTGGCGCGCGAGGACAGTTTGCGGTGGGCATCGGCCCATTCCGACACCGTCAGGTCCGGATCCGGGCGCATGCCGCGCCGCCAGGACCGTAGGATATCCTCGGCCCCGTCAAAGCTGAGGTCGAGGTCGGCTGTTAGATCAGGATCATCCTCATCCAAGCGAGACCCGGAGATCGGCGAGGGCGTCGAGTTGCGCTCTGACATGGGTTTCCAGCACCCTCTGCAGGATCGCGGCCTCGATCGTCATTGGGCGCTCCGGCGTTCCCGATTGTTTCTCCACCTCCGCTGTAACGTCCGCCGCCATCAGCGCAGCAACCCGGCTGGGCCAGGTGACCCACGCGTCGCGCTCCTGCCGGGCGAGGCGAAACACCAGCGTCTCGGCTCGGGCGCGATCCACCAGCGTGCCCTTCTTCTTCTGGATCGCCAGTTGGCGTTCCTGCGCCTGATAGACGGTCAGCGCCGTGCGGGCTTTCAGATACGAGGAGCTGTCTGCCGGGCCGCTGAAAGCATTATCCCCGCCGGTGCTGCGGCGCTGCTGGTCGGGATCGGTCATCTCGGCGCGGCGTGCATCAGAGGCGGCGGCGTTAATCGAGCCATCGCGGTAGACCACCAGCCGACCGGCTTTGCGCGCCTTCTGGATGGCCCCGCGTGACAGGCCGGAATGGGCGGCATAGGCGCGTTCGGACATACCTTCCATGGCGATTGGGATGCCTCTCAACATATTGGTATTAAATGGAAACGGCAGTCTTATTCAGTTGATTACAGTCGCCCGTGGAGCGATTCTGGGTGCACGACATTGCCCCCATATCGGAGACACACCATGACCATCGCCCAACGCTACAACACTGAGGCCGCACGCTTGCTGCCGCACATGGCGACAGACCTTGCAGTCGACTCCACGATCACCACGGCCGGTGAGATCGACGAGATCGTCTTTCGCCGTAGCGAATTCCTTGGCGGGATGGCTTGCGCGATCCTCGCCATGATCGGACAGCAGGATTGAGGAGGCCGACATGAGAGCCATCACCACAATCCGCATCGATCACGAAGCGCTGCCCGACTAGTTTGACCGCTCCCGTCCTGACGCTGTCGCCGACGCCATCGAGGCCACACTGCGCGAGGACGGGATCATGGCCGAAGCGTCGGACGTGATCTCGCACATCAAGGTTGAGCTGCCCACGACGCAACTGGCCGCCGCCAGTACCTTACTGGCCGATCTACAGCTGATTTAATGCCGCTGAGTGTAATCAGAACGCACTGATATTGCTCTGAATCACCTACGATAATCGCCGCAGCAGAGCGATGCTAATGACAGGACAACGATGCAACTCACCCAACGGAGCTAGACCATGACACGCCTCAACCCAGCCACCACACCCCGCCACCAGCTGCGCGCTGAGAAGGCCCGGCGCAACCGCGAAGCTGCCCTGAACGCGTTCATCGGAAAGAAGGCGGAGATCGACGAGATGCTCACCCGCCTGCAGGCCCTCAGCGATGATCATTTCAACTGCCATCCCGATGAGGTCGGCTGGGCGATGGTCGGCACCCTTGAACATTACGCGAGCCAGCTCAAGCGTATCACCGACAGCGCGTTCCGCGAGGGCGAATACGCCGAATAACGGAACCCTGCGCCACGACGCGGCCCGTCCATGCGGCGGGCTTGCTCCGGTAGAAGGGCGCGCAATTCTGCGCCGCCTCATAACAACCGGAGGCTCCCATGCCCAAACTCACCGATACGCAAAGTCTCACCCTCAGTGCCGCAGCCCAGCGCCCGGACAATCTCGCCATGCCATTGCCCAAGGGGCTGCATGGTGCTGCCGCCAAGAGGGTCGTCAGCATGATGATCGAACGCGGCTGGCTCGAGGAGGTCGACGCAAACATGCGCAAAGGCGAGCCGCTCTGGCGCGAAACCAGCGATGGCCATGGCACCACGCTGGTGGTCACGGACGCGGGGTTGCTGGCCATCGGCGTTGAGCCGGTGGTCGTCAAAACCATGGCGGCGATCCGCAGCCAAGCCAGCCAACCACTTGCGCCCAAATCGCCAACCACGCGCGCCGGGACAAAACAGGCGCAGATCATCACCCTGTTGCAGCGTCCCGAGGGAGCAAGCATTGCCGAGATTGTCGCGGCCACGGGTTGGCAGGCTCATAGCGCGCGAGGCATGATCTCGGGCGCGCTGAAGAAGCGGTTGGGCCTGCCTGTCACCTCGGAGAAGGTCGAAGGGCGCGGCACCGTGCATCGCTTGAACGCCACCTGATCGGCATGACATCATCCTCAGCGCGCAAACAGCCTGCGTAGTGCGTAGCTGCGCAGAAGCGATATGCCGGTAAACAGAGCGGCAATGGCGATGTTCTCACCGATGGTCGGATGCAGGCCGAACCATGGGAACACCACGATCTGCGTCGCGACGGCTACGGCATAGCCCACGGTGACATTGGTGATGGCTTCGATCAATGACATGCGCCGGGACTGCGTCATGCGCGCTTCTTTCGTTTGCGTGCCGGTTTTATCCCGATCAGTCCGAGGTCAAAGTCCTCGGCCAGCGGCGTCTGCAATTCCTGCATGAGCAGCGCCTCGCCCCAGCCACCGAGCTCGGTCAGCTTGTTGTCGGCGATGCGGTATGCCCGGCGTTGCGCCTCGGTCAGGTGGCCCAGCACGATCACGGGTGCCTCCGTCATCCCGAGCTGCACCGCTGCCAGGACGCGGCCATGGCCTGCGATCAATTCGCCATCGGCCGCGACAAGGCAGGGCACGGTCCAGCCGAACTCGGCCATGCTGGCAGCAATCTTGGCCACTTGATCAGCATCGTGGGTTTTGGCGTTGCGGGCATAGGGTTTGAGACGCGCGATAGGCCAGTGCTCAACCTGTTCCGGTAGGATTGGCGCGTTCATGCTGCGAGCCTCTTGGCCTTCAGATCGGCGAAGGTCTCACCCGTGTCGGCCAGCACGGCATTTGCGCCGGTGAATTGCCGCCAGCGCTCGATGGCGACATCGACATAGGCCGGGTTTAACTCGATGCCGAAGCACACACGACCTGTGGTTTCCGCCGCGATCAATGTTGTGCCGGATCCCATGAAGGGCTCAAAGACTGCTTGGCCGGGGCTGGAGTTGTTCAGGATCGGGCGGCGCATGCATTCGACCGGTTTCTGCGTGCCGTGTACGGTTGCCGCGTCCTGATCCTTGCCGGAAATATGCCACAAGGTGGTCTGCTTGCGATCCCCGGCCCAGTGGCCCTTGCCGGTCTTCTTCACCGCATACCAGCAGGGTTCGTGCTGCCAGTGATAGTCACCCCGGCTGAGGACGAGGCGGTCCTTGGCCCAGATGATCTGCGACCGGACATTGAAGCCAGCCGCCACAAGGCTCTCAGCCACCGTCGCAGCGTGCAGTGCGCCATGCCAGACATAGGCGACGTCGCCGGGGAACAACGCCCAAGCCTCGCGCCAGTCGGCCCGGTCATCATTTAGCACCTTGCCGGTGCGCTTTGTCTTCGCCGCCCCGGCCTGGTTGCGCCAGGACGGGTCGTACTCCACGCCGTAGGGCGGATCGGTGACCATCAGCAGCGGGGTCACATCGCCGAGCAACCGCCCGACGACATCCGCCGATGTGCTATCGCCACAGATCAGCCGGTGGGATCCCAGCTGCCAGAGATCGCCCGGAGCCGACACCGGCGTGACCGGCGGTTCGGGAATGGCATCCTCACCCTCGACCGGCCCATCGCCGCCCAGCGCATCGGGGTCCTGCAACAGCGCATCCAGATCGGCGTCGGTGATCCCGAGCAGCGACAGGTCGAAATCCTCGGCCAGCAGCCCTGCGATCTCGTCGCGCAGTGTGGCCTCGTCCCAGTCGCCCAGCTCGGTCAGCTTATTGTCGGCGATGCGGTAAGCGCGGCGCTCGGCCTCGTCGAGATGCCCAAGCCGGATCACAGGTACGTCGGTCAGCCCCAGCATCGTGGCCGCCAGCACTCGGCCATGCCCGGCAATAAGTTCCCCATCGTCGGCCACCATGCACGGCACGGTCCAGCCGAACTTCGCCATGCTGGCGGCGATCTTGGCCACTTGGTCGTCGCCGTGCATCTTGGCATTGCGGGCATAGGGGCGCAGCCGGTCAATCGGCCACGTCTCGATCTCGCTTGGCGCGAAGACAAGGTCCATGGGGCAGGTCTCAATTTGGGCGGGGCAGATAGAGCGGTGCGCGCTTGGCCGGGAGGGCAACGCTGCAATCACGATCCGCGATGTGGGGAAAACGAAAGCGCCCGCGAGGGATTTCCTTCGGGCGCTATTCTTCGATAATCAATAGGTAGGTCAAGGGGGGCAGCTTTGTCAAACAAAAACCACCTGGATTCAATGGCTTCGCGTTGGGTGGCTTCCGAGGGCTGGCTTCCCGCGCGGTGGATTCCACAAAGTGGATTCCCTGGATTCCGCAAAGGAATCCACCTAGCCAAAGCGGCAATCCCACAAGCCTTTGATAATGAGTCACTTTTGCCGCGCCGCGCCGTCGGGTGGCTTCCAAGTGGATTCCCCGGTGAAGAAGCCAGTCGCTAGCAAAATGCCGCGCTGCGCCCCCCCGTATACGTTTGGGGTCCGGGAGGAACCATTGGGAGGGGGGCTGACAGGAATGTGTCCGAGAGGGTCTTTCGTTGGGCTCAGGTCAGTGCGCTGTGCTTTCGACTTCCAAAGGTCTGATCAAGTCCCTTGTAAAAAGTCATCGACAAACTCGGAAACTGGAGCGATGCCCGTTACCAGAAGATGATCGCGAGCGCGCGTGCATGCGACATACAGCAAATGCCGTTCTGTGTTGTAGACCTCCTCTAGATCAGCATCGTCGGCCACCGCTTCGATGCGATCCGATTGGGGGATAACGTCATCGTCACAGGCCATCACCACGACCGAGCGAAACTCCAACCCCTTGGCGAAGTGCATTGTGCTGATGGCGACAGCATCGTCCCCAACCTCGACCTTATCGTTCAATTCAATGGCCTTTGCACCAGCAGCCTTCACGGCAGTCCGAGCGCGTTTCAGTTCCGCATCAGACCGCACAAAAACGCCCACTTCCCTTGGTGCGCAACCCTCCTGTAGCCGTTCCATGATCCATTTGCTCACGATCTGGCATTCATGATCGGCATCTTTGCAGGCCTGAACCAAAGGCGGCGGTCCGTCGAACATCGACACCGTGCCCTTCCGACCCTCTGTGTTTCCATCCACGTCAGAGACTGTCGCCGGAAGCAGCCTGTCGGCATGAAGTCGGATCTGGTGTGACGTGCGATAATTGATGCGCAGCGTATGGGAACGGCCGCGGACATCGAGGCCCAGCGCCTTCCAAGAAAAAGGCTGCTGAAAAATTCTCTGCCCGAGATCGCCCGCGAAGAAAAGTCCATCACTTCGGCCTGCCGCCATGGCTGCGAAAAACCGTGCCTCGGCGACGCCCAGATCCTGCGCCTCGTCGATGATTGCAAAATCGTATGGGTGATCACCGTTTTCCGTCAGGCTTTCCGTCAGTTTTCCAAATACGTCAGACCAGGTGACAACGCCCCGTTCTGCAAGCCCGGCCCTCACACGTTCGAAGATTGCCCAGAGGGTTTCGCGCTGTTTGCCACCGATCCGCGTTTTACGACCAAGGCGGGACACATCCCGGTATTCGTCCCATGAATGTAATTGCCAGGCGTCAACAACGTCCTCCCACTCACCAACAAGGAAATGTGTGGAAAAACGGTGCCCCTCTACCTCGGATGCCGCCTTGGTGATCAACGTGCGGATCAACGCGGATCCGGCAATCTGGGGTTGGCCGAACCGGTCGGAGTAGAGATCATATCCTACCGCGGAAATTGATTTGACAATAATCCGATCTGCAATTGATGCCTCGCCCCCGACCAGGCTGGTCAATTTGACCCTCAAGGAATTGGCCAGAGCTTTCGAGAAAGTAGTCAGCAGAACGGTCGCGTGAGGGTTAGAGCGCGCGAGATGGACAGCGCGGTGCAACGCTACGATGGTTTTTCCGGTTCCTGCTGATCCGGACGCCCGTGTTGGGCCAGAAAAGGAACGTTCGACCAGTTCCGCTTGGGCTGGGTGCAGAAAGACAGCCCATTTATCCCAAGGGTAATCAAGCGCCTGCTTCAGCTCTTCGGCGTTTGTCAGAACGCGGAAACGGCGCTGGGCATCGGGGTGCGCGAACGGATCGGCTTCGACAGGTGCGGGCTCAGGTGGTTGCGGTTTCTCGCCCACGGCCAGTTTAAGCAGTGCTTCCTGCGCTTCTTGTGGCAGGTGTTCGATAATATCGAATAGGGAATCCTCGTCGGCCGCGCGGACGTCGTTCACCCATTCCTCGGGCACGCCAAAGGCCATCAGTTCGAATTTGCGCAGGTTGTCGAACAGACGGGCCGCCGGTTTGGCAGCGGCTGCAGGCTCGACAGGCACGTCCTTGGGTTTGAAGATTTCAATCTCCTCAACCCGCTCGCGCACCTCGACCAATTGCATCGCGCCGGTCGTAGGGTGGCGTTCGATCTTGCGGCGCTCAGCCCATTTGTAAGCGTCGTCGTGATGATCGACATAGACCAGCAGGATACTGGCGGAAGTGCGGTGAACGATCAGGCGGATATCGGAATTCACCCGTACCGACCAGAAGTTCGAATCCTTCGCTCTGTCCAGCTTGTGGAAGGACAGGCCATTCGAGGCCGGGTCCAGCTGCAAATCGAACGCGGTCATCTTCGCCGCTTTCTGCTCCTGTGCTGTCAGGCGGGTGAGGCTGTCAGTGAACGTATCTGCAATGCGAAATTCCATCAGGCGTCACTCTCCTCGCGGCGCTGCCCAGCCACTAGTGTATTGATAATATTGATATAGCGACCCGCAACCTGCGCGACTTCACCGTGCGCGATCTCGATGATCTGGCGAATTTGTTCGTTCTCACCGATTGGAACATAGGCGTGTCGATCCATATGTGCCTCGATCTGGGCAATCCGGTCGGGATACGGTGACAGGAAGGCGCGGAAATCCTTGTCGCCCTTGTTCGCGTTACATGTCCTGCAACTTGGGACAAGATTGCCGAGACGATGTTCGCCAAGCGACTGCTTGTTGATCGGCACCACATGATCCATCAGCAATTCGCCCTCCTGCCCGCAATATGCACAGCGGCCGCCAAAGGCGTCGATCACCCCTTGCCAATGTGCTGGCCCAAAGCTTTCCTCGCCGACATTGCTTAGGATGTTGCGCACCAGCAGGTTCTGAGCGTTGCCAATAGCATTGCCCTTGAACCGCCCCCGCGAGGCGCGGGCGATCCTTTCAACTAGTGGGTTTTCAGCGTCCGTGGGGTCTGGCACGTTGCGGGCGGCTTCGATCACCTCAATGCCACGGCGTTCCAGATATTTGATCAGGCTGAGGCGGCTCTTGCTGGTCGGTGGGTCGAACCATTGGCTTGTGACACGAACAGACGCACCACGCACGACATAAACGTGTGACCAATAGCGCCGTTTTTCCAGGGCAGAAATGTCTGCGACCGGCTTGCAGAACGCAAAGTTGACGTCCAGCGTTTCCTTGCAATAGGCGCGATCACACAGCCGATCAAACTCTGCGTGATCCTGCTTTTCGCAGTGTTCAAAGATGATCGGAATGTAATGCCGGACAAGTGCGCCTATTTTCATCACTCCACCGCGAACACTTTCATCACCTCGTCGCCGAGGTGGTTGATCACCTTCACCGCGATCCGGCCTGACCTTGGTTTGGCAAACGGCCGTGAGGTGTCGGAATAGAGGCTGTCCCAGGCTTCCTCGTCGATCTCTGCTTTCAGCGTGGTTTTCAGCGCCTTGTAGGGGTCGTTGGCACCAAGGAAATAGG